ATTTGCAAGATAGAATAATTAACCGATTCGAAAAGGGTTCAATTGACTTGTACGATACAAGTAAAAAGAATCCAGAACGAATCGGTTTTTTTAATGCAAAAGTAAAGGATTTTGAACCACTGTCTCAAAAAGACGTTGAGATTTTAACAGCGAAACATTTGAGTTTTATTACTATAACAATCAGAAATTAGAGGGGGACTAAAAATGGCAGAAGTGAAAAAAAGTAATGCGCCTGAGTTTAAAGGTGCCGAAACACTTTACTTGATTGACATTCCGCAGCCTGATGGGAAAACTACAAAAACAGTCCGATTTTTTAACCAAACGTCAGGTTCACGGTCAATTGAGGCTGGAGAAATCGAGTTGAAAACGAAAGATAAGAGTGGATCTGATTACGGTGACGTAACACAGTCCGCTAGTATTGAAGGGATTTGTACTGAAGGTGACGAGGGACTTGATTATGTAGAAGAAGCAATTCTTAATAAAGTTTTAGTAAGAATTCATGAAGTTAACCTACGTAGTGCAACCGCTTCTGAGTTTAAAGTTAAATCAGGAACATACATGTTAAATAGTTTGGAACTTTCTCATGAAAATGAGGAGTACTCAAAGTATTCTATCGGCTTAAAATTAAATGGGAAAATTTCTAAAGGGACGCTTAATAAAGTACCTAATGGCGCGCCAACTGGTGACGTAGCTACTCCTGAAGCGTAATACTAAGTCTATTTACTATTAATTAAGAATGTTTATAGGGGTGGAGATCTTTGGATATATCTAAAATCGAAAAAATTGCAATCGCATCTTCAATTCTTTCGACATTCGGAGAGGGTGCATTGGCTCCTCACGTTGATTTAAATCGTTTATCAGAATTATGTGAGGAATCGACTCGAAATTCAACAGCGAGACAATGTGGTGAAGCGACAGTTAGTGTTTTAAATAAGATTATTGATAGCTTGTCAGAGGAGGGTGGACAATGAAGCTAGATCAACAAGAGCAAGCGGTTATTATAGGCAATACAATTATGATGCTTGGTGGGCATGAAGAGGTAACTAAATATGTCGATCCTAAGAAGTTGGCCAAAGTAAGTGATATTCACAATGAGCTATACGATAATACAACCCCGCGTGAGCGAAGAGAGGCAATGATTAGTTTGCTTAATAAAACAATGGATGAATTTGTGGAAAATAAATAATTGAGATCTGAATAAGCGTTCATATAGACGCTTTTTTATTTTGAACAAAAAATAATTGGAGGTAATTATTATGGCTGAAAAATCATATACACGTTTCGTAATTAATGGTAAAGAACAAGAACTGAAATTCTGTTTACAAGCACTGAGGTTATTAGATGAAAACGGTGGGCCGATGCAATTCGTTTCTCAAACCATGCAGGGCGGAATTACTAATTTCACGGATGTGGTTTATTACGCACTGATTCATACAAATGAGGGAATTACGTATGAATCAGTACAGAAAGAGATTGAAAATATGTTTAATGCAGAAAAACTAGACCTTGATGAAATTCTAAAGTACAACAAAGCAGTTGTGTTAAATAGTTTTTTCTTCCAGAAGACAGTGAAGAAACTTCTAGGGACAATGACAGCGGAACAACAGAAATCGTTCGAGAACCTGTACGCATAAATATTGATGAATTGCAAGGTGAGTGTTTTCGTTTTTTTAATATGACCACCTTGCAATCTTGGCGTATTAGTCTCAAGGAATATCACCTTATGTTGAACGGATATAAGGAACAACTACTTGATAAGTACGAGTTTGCAAGTGTACAAGCTTTGTTTAATCGAAATGCTCAAAGTGACAAAATCAAGTCATTAGCGGATATATATACACGTCCAGAAAGTGTTCGTGATATTGAAAAACAAGCAAATGAACGGAAAGAAGTAGTTGAAAAGATTCAAAGGAACGAATCGTTCTTTGATCAAATAGAATTGATGATTAGAAGTCAAATAAAAGAAGAGGAAGGGTAGGTGAGGTGAATGAGCCAGAACAAGGTAGAAACTCAGGTGATTGCGGACATATCTAATTTAATAAGTAACCTTGGACAAGCTACACAAGCATGGAATACATTTTTTCAACAGATTAGTAGACCACCTCCTATCCCACCGGCTCCACAACCGCCATCACCTCCACCATTACCACCAGCGCCACCAGCACCACCGCCTCCTGATTATTCAGGGTGGCGTGCTAGATTTCAAGAAGTAGGTAATCAAGCAATTGAAATGGGCCGACGTGTACAGCAAACAGGGCAAACAATGCAAAATGCATTTGGTCCTGCAGCTGCAGCGTCGGCTTTTGCTTTAGGGAGTATGATTCAAAAGTCACGAGAATTTGAATCACAAACTCGTAAAGCGGCGGTTTTAACTGCAGGTGACTACGGTCAAGTAAAGAAAGCGATTCTTGATATGGCAAAGGATTCTGTGTATTCAACAGGGCAGGTAGCAGCGGCTTTTGCTGAAATGGGTGCGAAAGGTTTTGATTCGGCTCAGGCAACGTCCGCATTACCTGGTGTGTTGAGTGCAGCGGCTGCGTCAGGCGAAGACCTGGGGATGGTTGCTGATACGATTACGTCAGCTTTAAACTCATTTGGTATGGAGGCAAGTCAAAGTACACATGTTGCTGATGTTCTAGCAACAGCCGCAAACGCAACAGCTGCAGGTGTAGGGGATATGCAATACGCTTTTAAATATGCGGCGGGTCCAGCAGCTCAATTAGGCATATCGATGGAAGAATTAGCGGCTTCTGTTGGTATTATGTCAAATAGCGGTATTAAAGGGGAGACCGCTGGTACAGCATTACGTGCATCTTTACTACGTTTAGTTAAACCGCCAAAAGCAGCGGCGAATGAGTTAAAACGACTTGGCGTATCTATTACGGATCAACAAGGTAATATGAAACCATTGTCTCAAATTATTGGTGAATTAAAAACGGGAATGGAAGGTATGACAAGTGCACAAAAAGGCGCGGCGTTAGCAACAATATTTGGTACAGAAGCTGTATCAGGTATGATGGCACTTGTAGCAGCGGGGCCTGAAAAGATTGATGCTTTAACACAATCCTTAGTGAACTCGGATGGTGCTTCTAAAAAAGCTGCGGACTCCATGCTTGAAGGATGGGCCGGAGCACTGACGAAAATGGAATCCTCTCTTGATGCTGCAGCACGTGCATTTACTGATGCATTAGCTCCTGCATTAATGGCCGTAGCTGGAGTAGTCGAAACCTTGGCAAACGCGTTTATGAAATTACCAGCTCCCGTGCAGACGGTGATTGCTTCCGTAGTAGCATTTACTACGGCTTTTTTAGTTATAGCAACGGTAGCGGGTATTGTTATTAACGCAATTGGAGGAGCAATAATTACTATCGGCAAACTAATGCTTTGGATGTCAGGAACATCAAAAGCAGCAGTAATGCTTCGGGCTGCTTTATCAGCATTAAGAGCCGGATTTGCTTTATTGTTAGGACCGGTTGGTGCGGTTATTGCAATTCTAAGCTTAGTGGGGGTAGCGCTAGTTCAACTTTACAAACATAACGAGACTTTTCGAAATGCCGTTAACAGTGCGTGGGAATCTATAAAAAGTGGGACAGTAGCGGCAGTTGAAGCTATGAAATCTGCTATTGATTCTTTAGGTTCTTATCTTGAGACAATACCGGGAAAATTTTCAGCAATGGGTACAGCAATCGGCACAGCATTAGAGACAGGGTTAATTAAAGCGGGTCAAGTGTTTTCTGGTTTTGCAACAGCTGTAGAGACTTCGCTAGTTACGATAAAATCAAAGTTCAGTGAGTTTGGTCAAGGAATAAGCGGTGCGTTTAGTTCAGCAATATCAGGACTTAGTTCAGCATTTGCTGGAATTGGTTCTGCCGTTTCTCCAGTAGTTGATTTTATTAAAATGTCTTTCTCCACAATAGGAAATACGATAGCCACTTTAACACCATTAATTGTACGTTTAGGTTTATCGTTTTTAGGTGTTTCAGGCCCCATAGGATGGGTAATCGCTATTGTAGCTTCTTTAGGTGCTACGATATTTAAATTGATAAATACAAATGATCAAGTCAAGTCTGCTTTTATGTCGGCTTGGCAGTCTATACAATCGATTTTTAGTTCTGTGATGTCTGCAATTTTGCCGGTTGTTCAGTCAATAGCTCAGGGGATTACACAAGCATTTGCACCACTTGCTCCTGAATTTGCGAAAACGGGACAAGTTATAGCAGAAAGCTTCGCTACACTTGGACCTGCTCTTTCTGAGCTAGGCGCGGCCTTTGGTGAGTTAGGTTCTACAATAGCTAGTTTGTTTAGTGAAGTAGTACAAGCTGTTGTACCGATAGCACTCGACTTATTCCGTTTGTTTGGAGAAACAATCCAAGCCGTAGTACCTTTAGCGTCTGATTTATTTAAACTTTTTGGTCAAGTAATACAAGAAGTAATGCCTATGATTACTGAATTAATTCAGATGTTTGCTGATACGACAATAGAAATTATGCCAGTGATAACGGAGGCTATACAACAAGTAGCTCAAATTTTTACTGAGCTAGCAACTACAGTTTTACCGATATTCGCTCAAGCTTTTCAAACGGCATTCCCTATCATATTACAAGTAATCCAGGCGGCGTTTAGCATAGCAGGAATGTTGATTCAAGGATTCGGAGAGATCCTATCAATCATAGCAACGTCAGTGATTCCAATCATCCTTCAGGCGGTACAAGCGGTCTTCCCAGTAATAGCTGGGATTATAGCTGCTGCGATTTCCGTTGC